CGAACAGAAAGAAGAAGAATATGCCTTGAAACTGAAGGATTTCTGAGACACGTGCAGACAGACTAAAGGGTTCAAAAAGGTTTGTTTTTAATTTTCCGGATTGCCAAATCCGAGTTATTCGTTTTTTAGTCCGACTGACAAAAAGAAAATGCGACCTCGAAAAGCCGCATAAATACTGGATTTTATAATAAAAACACCATTGACTCCGAACTTAAGGGTTCAGATTTCAATGGTGTCTTTATGATGGCGGAGAGCAAGGGATTCGAACCCTCGAAACGCTTTTGACGTTTACACGATTTCCAATCGTGCTCCTTTTTGTAAAATTGCTAAAACCCTTATGTATCAACGGTTTCAGAGCTTTTCAGCCGCTCAAAAATCAGTGATAGTTTACACGATTTCTTAAAATCGGGGGTATACACGATTTCAGCAATATTAAATCACATTGCGCGCGGATTGTCAAGAAAAAGTTTAGGCTTTGGGGATAAGTTCGCCTACTTCATCCTTTATATCCTCTATATCTTTCTTTATTTCATCAAGCTTAACTTCATACTTGGCTATAATTTCCGCAAACTCGGCATTAATTTCTTGGCTGCGCTGAATGAAGTCCATTAGGTTACTTTCTCTTTGTTGGCTTTCTTCTTTTGTCTGCTTAAAGAAGTACCATATGAAGTAACCAAGCGCGCAAACACAAGCCACTGGAAAACCAAAAGACGATATAAGCGCGGTAAACTGTTCCATTATCTCGCCCCCTTTTATGATAGAGTTATTGAAAAAGTACCCGAAGGAACGGCAACAAAAGCGCCGTTATTTTGCGCGTTTGGTATTGCCGCCTTGTATGATAAGTGAACATAGATTCCTGTTTCTGATATTTTTGTGTCGCATGAGAACTTTGTAGAATTTGGAATTGATATACCCGTTGCGCTGTCTAAGTAATTACCATTACTTCTACATATAACTGCGCCGCTTATGGTTGCGCCCGTTGCTAAAATTGGCTTTGATAGAGGAATTGTAAATGTTGCCTCTTTTCCTGCCGATGTGACGAAGCCCGCCCAACAAGCGCTATAGTTACTAAAGGTTATTGTGTCCCCTGCTTCATAACAAAGCTTGGTATCTCCCTTATAGTAAATTGGTACATTAAAGTTAAAATCTGTTGCGCTCCAATCGAAGATGGGAGAAGTCTTAATCTTAACTTCACCGCTTAGTATTCCATCCGTGATTACTTCATCCAATGCGCGGGCTTGGAATGTGTATGCTTTTTGGTAGTCCAAGCCAGTGACATTAAACTGCGCGGAGTAGGTGTTGCCGCTTATTGTGGGCGTAGCTGTTATCCAACTCACATATGCGCCATCATCAGCCTTATAACGGTACTGAACAGTTAATGTATTTGATACTGCGCCGAAAGAGCCGTTAAAGTAATTACCAGTAATGGAAAGTGAAACAGAACCTTCCGCGCTTGGTATGCCACAATCTAAACCGCAAGTAAGCGCCTTATAATCAATAAGAGTAAGTGAAGGTGTATAATATCCCCACAAGCCTCTACTATCAGACGCTCCAAGTTTAAAGTTAGCGCTGCTAACGGCTTGTACTGTTGCGGAAGCGGTTACGGCAACTACCTTATTATCAAGGTAAGCCGCATATCCGTTTATGGTTGCTCTTTTTTTCGGCTGCGCGCTTATGTCAATTTGGGCTATACTATAACCCTTTATGAGCTTGCTTGCGTCCCCTGTAAGCGCAAGCGCGTTTTGGTTTATATCCTTAACTGTACCCGTAACTGTTGGCGTACAGTTTACAATAGTAAGCTGCCTTGGTACGCTGTGGCGTATTGTAGAGCCATTAACCGTTGTTTGTATGAAGAAATGTACCGTGCGCGTAGTCGAAGTAAGTGTAGCATCACGAAGCCTATTTCTTTCTGCCAATGTAAGGTTGAAGGTATATGAAGTCCCCGTTTTTGATACTTCGCGGTATGATATGTCATCAGTTGAACCACTCAAGCTTATACAAACCTCCACCTTAGTGGCGCTGTTACCAAGAGGGTTTGTATAGTTGATGGTTGGGTTGTCCTCGTCATTAAAGTTTGGCGCGGCGGTTATTAAAGCCTTGCGCGCGATTGTATCTAATGTGCCTGTACCACTTGCGCTTTGTGTGCCAATGTTCGTGCCGCTAAAGTTTATACCGAATCCTTGACTAAAAGAGTAAGAAAAGGTTTTTGTGCCGTCACTGTTATGGGCTATGACTGTACTTCCGCTTGCAAGTGTTTTTGTTGAGCTTGCGTTGATTCCGAGTGTATTTGTGCCGCTGTACTTTGCGCCATTAACGGTTACATTCCACTTCTTACTTGCGCTTGAGCTTATAGAAGCATATTTATCTGTGATAAGTTGAAGCTTCCAACTAACCGTGGAGGTATTGTTGGTATTTGAAACGCTCGTGCGATTCCAACTAAATTTTAGAGTTAAGTGTTTTGCGGGAGTTATTGATTTACTGCCACTTGTAGCCATTTCTTTTCACCTCTCTTAGCTGCCAATCCAAAAGCACCCTGTTCTGTCATATTTATAGTCCTCAAAGCGGCTGTTGTTGCCGATTATAAGGTAAGTATTAGCATGAAGGTTCTTAGCCTTTACACCTTCATTATTCGCCTGTAAGACGCTTTCTCCGCTGCGGTAGACTGTCATACCATCTTCTGTAATGGTTGTTTTCATTTCGCGCCCGCTTTTCTCAACTGTCATTCCTTCTTCATTAAAGGTAAAGCCAGTTGAAGTGGTTACTTTGTCTATGCCGTTCTGCTCGATTTCCTGCCTAAACTCAAGAACTGCTTGCTGACTTTCAAGGCGCGCGCTTGCAATTTCAGTTGTTAGGTTATCAATATCACTGTTTAGCGAGTCAACAGATTCATTAATTTGTTGCTGTTGGTTTTGAACTGTGGCATTGATTGAGTTGACATTAATGCGAAGCGCGGCTATTGCATCGGTGTTTTCGTCTGCTTGGCTTGCTACTATTTCAATTTCTTTATTAACCTTATCAACTTTAGCATAAGTTTGCTTAATACTATCACCAAGATTACTTGGCGCACTGTTGATATCGTTTTCGTTTTCATTATCCTCATAGCTCCATTTTGTCTTTTCTGAAATGCCGCCATTATATTCTATGGTGTCATCAAGCACATATGAAATTGCTTGGCTGCCATTTTTTGTAATAAGGGCTATCTTGTCTCCAATCTCCAAAAGATAGTTGCCGTGCCAATCACATTCAAATTGATTGAGTGTCAAACCTCCAACTGCGGCGAGGGCATTGTCAAGAAGTGTTGCTCTATCTTCTCTGTTGTCCCAAAACGGGTTATTGCGAATAAACTGAGTAGAGCCGCTTTCAGTTGTAGAGGCGCTTAGATTGTTCCCAAGCTCCGTGGCGCTGACGATTGTACCAAGGCGCTTATTGGTTTTGCTTGATAAGGTAAAGTATTTTTCCTTGTCAATCGTAAAGTTTGCATCACCATCTGAGCTTAACCGCCTAAAACAGATTTTGTGTTCGCTTGTGATGAAGTAAATTGTTTGTGTGACTTCCGCAACAGCATCTAAAGCCTCTCTTATCGTCTCTGTGCCTTCAAAGTTAGCGCCCGCCGCGTAGGAAGTATCAAAACAAGTTTCATTTTCTCCAACTCCGCGTATGCTATAACCACTAAGCCCAAGCAACGCCGCGCAAGAGGCTATAAACTCCTTAATGGTGTAAGAGTCGGCAAGGGTAAGCTCTGAGACATTGTGCTTTGTAGCCTCATATAAAGCATCATAAGCAGTTATGGAAAGCGCATTGGTATTCTCGTCTCTGTGAACCTCAGAAACTTTGAAGCGTGGATAAGCAAACAAAGAAGTGTTCTTCCCATTTACCAACACATCCCATATAAGGTTGATTTGATTTGCCGTAGTTACTGAGAATTGACGGCTAACATCACGAACCTTCATATTCATTTTTTGGCATATTCCATAACCAAAAAACTTCCCTTGCCCTACTCGTTCAACCGTGAAGCTTTGAAGGTTATCAGCAGCCTTGAATGTGTATTTAGTGCTTGTGCCTTCGTACACATAAGCGCGCGCGGTTATATGGCGAACATCAGAATTAAGTTGGGATAGAGCATTTGAATTATTTATCATTTCTCTATCCCTCCTTATAATTCCTTAAAGGTTATTGTAAAAGCCTTGTACAATGTCTTAGAAGCTTGAATTGTGTAATACTCAACCTTAACATCTGAGACGATTGTATCAATAGTGGTTAGCTGTTTTGTTTGTGGGTTTAAAAAGCTTATTTGGCACTTGAAGCTGTTTAACGCCTCTTGTAAAGTTGCCATTGTAGCACTATCCAAGGGAATTATTGTTGCTTCAATAGAACGCTTTGAATTAATTAAATCAATTAAAGTATTGCCCGCCGCGTTTGTTTGCGCGTTATAGTTAAAGCTCTTATCAACCCTTAAACCGCTTACAAAGGAGGAATAATCAACTCCTTTTATTTTCAAGTAACTCATCAACTATTCCTCCTTAAACTATAACTAACGGTAAGTTGCCCGTTTGCTTAGTAAGCGCATTGATACTATCAACGCTTATTTGTCCGAAAGTCTTTCCATCTACTTGTAGAACTATGTTACGCCCGCCGCCGAGCTTGTCCGAGAGTCTATCAGCTATCTTATCAAGCCATTGTGTATTGTTTTCAAGAGGCACTATTGCTTCTGCGCCCGCTTCACCTAAGCCGCCGAGCCTGCCGCCGCTTGTGAAGAATGTTGGTTTATCAAAAACACCACCGCGCGCGTACCAATCAACAGCGAATTTAGGAACTTTGGGGGGAGAAATGCTAAATTCACCAGTGATTTTTAAGTGCGGCATTTTAAGTTTCGGTAAGCTCCAAGTGAAGTTGAAAAAGCTTTTGATTTTTTCAATAGCATTTCTTACTCCGTCTTTTGCAGCATTTATCTTATTTGCTATTCCGCTCTTGATTCTATCAAATATGCCGATTATAGAATCCTTCATAGACTCAAGCTTTGATACTGCGCGCTTTGCGGCGTTTGAAATACTCGTTCCCATATCAGTTACGAATCTGCCAAACATACTTACTTTAATATATTCAAATAAGCCTTTAAACAGATTCTTAATAATGCTGAAAATAGCCTCAATTAGCGCGGGTAATGACTTGCAAATGCCACCAACAAGCGCCATTTGTCCCTTTATAATCAGCGGTAATAATGTTGGAATAGCATTGCTTATTTCCATTACCAATTCAGGCAATGCCGCAACAATTCCAAGTATGATAGCAAGCGCGCCTTCAATGAAGAGCGGCAAGTTGCTTGTTATAATGTTGATTAAGTCGGGCAAAATAGCCACAACATCATTAATTAAATTAGTTACTCCCTTAATAAGTGGAGGAAGTAATTCTTTAAGTAAAATTGAAATTTGCGGCGCGAGCTGTTGAAGCAGAGAAGAAACGCCAGTTGTAACATGGGGCAACATGGTTACTATTTTCGGCGCAACATTCTTTACAACCGTTAAGGCACTATCAACTAAATCTTGAGTAAGCGCGGTAATATCTGCGGAACTATCCATTAACCCCGTTACCCAGTTTTGGTAAGCGGATTTAGCCATATTAATAGAGCCTTGAATTGTTCCGCTTGCTTCTGCCGCAGAAGTTCCAGTAATACCCATTTCTTTCTGAACAACATGGATTGCTGATACTATATCACTATAGCTTGATACATCATACTTAATACCCGAGATTTTTTCCGCATCTTTTAGCAAGCGCTCCATCTCTTCTTTTGTGCCGCCGTAACCAAGTTTGAGGTTGTCAAGCATGGTAAAATTCTGCTTAGAAAACCCCTTATAGGCATCTTTTACGCTTTCCATGGTTGAACCCATCTTATTGGCATTGTCTGCCATATCTGTGATTGCCAAGTCTGCGTATTTTGCTGCCTTTTCAGTATCGCCGCCGAGTGACTGTAAAAGACTTGCACTAAAGCTTGTAGCCAACTCCATATATTCATTGGCGCTCATTTGCTGCATTTTATAAGCTTTTTGAGCGTTTTTAAGCACTGTATTGCTGCTGTTTTTGAAAAGAGTCTCAATGCCGCCGACTAATTGCTCATAATCACCGTAACTTTCAAGAGCCTTCTTACCAAGAGCTATTACTGCGCCCGCAACTACTCCCATGCCCGCCGCAACGCCTTTGGTAACTTTTACCATTCCACTACCAATTACCTTGAAGGCTTTTCGCGCCTTTTCGGTATGCTTAGAAACTTTATCTTTAAAGTCACTAAAGGTTCTCTTGGCTTCATTAACATTCTTCTTTAAGTCGCTAATTTCCGCTTTTATTACTACTTTTAATTCTTCGTTCATCGCTCCACCTCCTTCTCAAAATTTTTGTTAAAGGTTTGTGCGAATTGTTTAAACCTCAGCATAGATAATTCTTGCTTTTTATTTTGTTTTTCTTCTCTTATCTGTTCCACGTCAAAAAGATTTGGATAAACTTCTTCTATTGGAGGTATTTCTATTGAAGTATTAAAGACTCGACTTAAATTAATACCGATAAGCCCCGCAAGAATATAATTGTTTTCGGCTTTCTCTCTCGCGCGCGCCTTATAAACTTCTTGCTTTGCTTCAAAAAGCCGCTGCAATTCGCCGAGTGTCATTTCCCAAAATTCTTTCTCACTGATACCAATTTCAAGAGCTTTTTTCAGCCAATTAACAGTTGCTTTTTCAAAAGAAAAGGAGGGAAAATTGATTTCCGCTTCTCCCTCCGTTGTTAGTTTTTTTCAACTTCGCTTTCTGCCTCTGAGGGTATAAGCCCCGAAACGCGGTAAATGTCAACAATAACCTTAACAAATTCCGTGGTGTTGTGTCCTTCGTTAAGCCAAGCATCAAAAATATCATAGCTATCGTTTAAAGTAATGCCATGGTTTAATGGTTGCAAAGCTTCATTGAGAACTGCCACCATAGTTGTTATTGTGGGTAGTTCATCCCCATCTCCAAAAATAGCAAGAGGGTTACAACCTATCACCTTTTCAAGCCTTACCACGCCTCTTGTGTTAAGACGAAGCTTATAGTTTTTATTTCCTATGTTAAAATCTACATAAAGCATTTGAATCTCTCTCCTTTTAAATTATAGTAGGGAGAGTAGGAGAGAATTGTTTACTCTCCCTACTCCCTTATAAGGGTTAAGCCCAAGCCATAGCGGTATTAGGCTTTATTGCGAGTGTGTAACCAAGTGCTGCGTTGACTCCTGCGCCGTCAAGCTTGACGGAAGAAGTACCGCTAAAAGTGCAAGTGGTTGTGTCGGGAAGTGTTACCTTCCAAGTTGAAGTGCCAGTGAGTCCTACTAAAGTCTCAAACTGGGTTTTATCATAAAGGAACTTAAAGGCAATAGAATCGCCATAGTTCTTTATGCCGTCCATATACATGTGTGCATCATCGGCAAGAGTTGTGATTTCAATAGCTTCACTCTCGCCACCGAGCTCAGGTATCTCTTGAAGGTTGGTGAGCTGCGTAAATTCTGCGGCTGCGCCTGTTTTATATGATAAGGTAATACCCTTACTAAGAACTCCCATTTGTTCATCTCTCCTTAATCAAAATTTTCTAAAGCTAAGCACTCATAAGTAAGTATCTTTTGTATCATTGTTGACGATTTGTCATAGAGTTCGCCGCTTGATATTCTCTTGAATCCCAAGGGCTTTAGGACTCTATCTATTTTTGCCGCTGTCGATTGTAGAAGGGCTATCTGATTTCCCCATACCTTGATTTGGTATGTAATTCGGCTATACCCGATTGTATCCCCTGTGTTGGTTGCGGCGTTATTAAGTTCAAGATAACTTATGCAAGGTACTTTTTCTCGCGCGGTTAGTTCCATTTCATAGTGAGCGGGGAGAATGGTGTTCAAAGCACTAACCAATTCTTTACTATAATCAACCATCATTCATTACCCCCTCTTTTAGTGTGTCTACTATTTTTTGTCTATTTTCATCAAGGCTTGGGCGCATAAAAGGTTGCGGTTTAAGTCCGCTTGTACTGTGCCATTTGCCTTCATCGTCTTGGTAGTTCCAAGGCACTTCTTTTTTGCCGTTTCCTTTTTCCGCAAACAAGCCTGTACCATATTCAATATATGGCGCATATTCAAGCGGCGTATATATGATACCCTCTAAGCCTTCCACTTTACTTGTGATTGAGCGGCGAAGCGCGCCAGTATCTTTTGGCGCTTTCTGCTTTGCGCTTCTTTCAACAAGTAAAGTTGCCGCTTCAAGGCTTTTTTTAAGTGCGGCTGTGTCCGACATTTTATTAAGCCGCTGCGTTAGGTTCTCTACGCCTTCAAATTCAATATCCATTACTTATTACTTATCGCGCAGAAGTCGATTGAAGAAAGACTTGTTTAAGTACCCCGCGCGGCTGTATGTAAAGCACTTTGAGTCTTTCTTCTCCATATTGAATTATATAGGTATCATTAATATCGGAATTGGTAAGCCCAATATACGAAGCTTCACTATATGGTGAAGTATCGGAAACGGTTTGCGTAAGTACATATATTGCCATTTTGATTGTGCCTTGCGGCTTGTCTGTTGGTGTTAGTTGTCCGTACTCGTCATAGTCTCCAAGAAGGAAGTAGCTATAATCTCTCATATCGTTATTAATCAAGCTTACTACCCCCTCTTAAACAACTTTGATTTTTCTTTTTCGCTTTAAGACTTCCTCTATCTCTTTTGGATAGCCATCTACATAGCTTTCGCTAACTCCACTAAAAGACTGCGCCGCAAGTCCTTCATTATTAAGCCGATTTAGCTTAATTTTGGCAATCTGAAAGGCGCAAATTTCAAGCTCATAATCAATATTACGCTGCGTATAGGCTTCAACTTCGGCAAGTGCCATTTTCAGTGCAAGCCCAATTTGCGCCTCTGTATAGTTATCTGCCGCCGCGCCCAAGAACGCTTTTAATTCATCAATCATTCTGAACGCCCCCTATTAGTTGACTTTAGGAAGCGGTTTGAGTTATCTTGCAAGCCTTGGTTGCATCGGTGAGCGCGCAAACGTAGCAGTCACGAAGATAAATTGAGTTCTTACGGGTATCTGCGTCTCTATCCTGCTCAACCTCAACATCCTTCTTGAGGAAAAGTGTAACGGCTTCCTTAGTAAGAACATAAGCCTTGTTGGTAAGAGCCTTAGTAGCTACTACGGGAATGCCCGCGATAGTGCCAACTTGTCCATTATAGACAACCTCGCCCATTCTTGCGGCTTTGTAGTCTGCATCCTTGCGGATAGCTGCCTTCCAAGCATTGGGGATTATGATGAAAATGCCGCTTTCATCCTCAACATTAAGAGCGGAGATAGCGTCAACGATAACATCGTAACCAATTTCCTTACCCTTGGGGAAAGTCAAGCCCTGTACAAGCTCAGTTGAACCCGAACCAGTAGTAGCGAGAGCGCCGTAGAAGTCGGAAGTCATCTTGTTAGACATAACAGAAGTTGCGCCCTGTATGCCCATATCAACGATAACATTATCCTTCATAAAGTCCTCGTCAAGATAGTCGAAAGCTTGCTGAACCATCTTAACGGTATAATCCTTACCAACATAAGCGATAGAACCGCGAACAGTATTACCTGCGCCCGCGGCAAGCTCTTCTGCCGTGCCAGTATAGGTATAAGTGTTAATTGTCTTTATCATGCCCGCTGTGCCGACGAGGCTATCATCAATAGTCATCATAGAGCGCGCATTAATCTTAGTTGAAAGTATATCCTTAGCCTTAGCTTCGATAACTTTGTTGCTATAAACTGTATTTGCCATTATTAAAACCACCTTGTAAAATTAATTAAAGAACCTCTTGAAAACTTCGGGTTGGTTCTTCTCAAGCTCTGAAAGCTCTGCTATGCTCATTTTGGCAACTTTTTCTTTTGTAAGCTCGCCGCCCGATATACTATCCTTCTTGGGTGAGTTGCCCGCGAGTCTTTTGTCAACTTCTGCTTTAACGGCTGCTTTAAAAAGTTTGTCGAGCTTGTCAATGTTGGCTTGGCTTGTCTCGATATCATCCGAGATAAGGATAATGTCGGCGAACTCTGCGCTCAGTCCTCTTGAACCAAGAACGCTTTTAAGTTCGCTTTTGTTCTTCTCAACTTGGAACTGTGCCAACTTTTCACGAAGCTCTGCGATTTCATTATCTTTTTCGGCTTTTTCTCTTGCGTCACCGTCAAGCTTAGAAAGTGAAAGCTGCTTTTCGTATTTCTTCTTTTGAGTTGAAAGTGCTTGCGTTACTCGCTTATCTGCTTCGCTCTGTACAAGCGCCATAACTTCTTCCTCTGTAAACATTTTCGGCTTGCTATCCTGCGCGCCCGCATCGTTATCGTTCGTGCTATCAATAGTACCTTTTTCCATAATTTCCTCTGCCATTTTTACTTTTCCTCCAAAATAAGTTATATCCTTTTTGGATATCCCTTCTAAATTAAGTTGTTTCTTTAACGTCTTGCCCCTAAAAAGACTCTACCACGGGCAAAATACAACAACGACAATTCGGATGTGCGGGAATCGGCACTGAAGCGGCTATGGGGTAACGCTTCTTGTGCAATTCGCCGCACACTTTACATCTTCGCTCATCTTCATCTGCCCATACTTCAACTTGGGTAATACCACTATCCTTGTACCTCTGTAGCGCGGCTTGTGTTTGAATGTGCGCTGTTTCGGTTCTTACTATGGTGTCGGCGCGGGAATAGCTAACATTGAACCGCTCTTGTAAAAGCCGTTTAAGTTCGGTTGGCTTCTTTCCCGTGACTACACAATGCACAAGCTCATCATTAAGTGACTGTACAAGTTTGTTGGTGTTGTCCCATACTCGCGCGCTAAAGTTCTTACCATCGGCAACCCATACTTGGTTTATAAGCTGTTTGATTGTTGAGTTGTCGATGGTTGAGTAAGTCGAAGAAGTAGGAAGTGATATGGAATCATACACCGCGCGCCACTGTTTTTCAAACTCCTTCGACATTAAAGATATTTGCTTATCTCCCAAGTTCTCAAGCTCTTTACTAAGTTGCGCTTGCATCTTCCAGTATGTATCAAGCTTGTATAAGTCGGCTATTGTTGGTTCTTTACCGTCTGCCATGGAAGCTAAGAGTTTGTTGTAAGTAGCTTCAAAATCGTTTATGGTTCTCTCCATAGCTGCCGCATAGTATTTTTTTTGCTGCGCGCGGATTGCGCGAACACTTTTATTTGTTATGCGGGCTTGACTTGAAGCCATTCTTTCTTCCCAATACTCACTCATTTCCTTTCACTTCCTAAGTAGTTTTTGCGCTTAGTCGGTATAATCATTTGCGCCGAAGCCATAAACACTAAGCTGCTCTTGGTTTTGCTTTTTGACTGCTTCAAGCTCCGCGCCGACATCCTTGACAAAAGGAAGCTGCGCGAGAAGTGTAGCGTCACTGATAGTTCCTTTAAGACTGTTGACGAGGTTAATTGTCTCGGTAAGGTTGATGGGAAGGTTACGAACAAAATTAATACTAATATCGCGCCATGCTGCATCACTCGCCTTTAAGTTAAGCACATTACAAATAAGCTCAATGCGGCGCTGTAAGGCTTTGGTGAATCGTGCTACAATGCCGCTTGCTACGTTCTCAAAACCAACAAGCTTATAGGCAAGTGCTGTGCCGCTCTGAGCGAGGAAGGTTTCATCTGCCATATCAGGACAAGCAGTAACCTTGAAGATATTCTTCTTTATGTTCTCCAAAATATTGACGATTTGTGTATCGTTAGCGTTCTTGGTAAGCCAACTTGCCTCTGCGCCTTCGGGAAGAACAAGAACACGGTTCTCTTTCATTGCGTTTATATCGTCTGTTTCTGCGTCTACTCCTGTGAAGGTGAGGTAAGCATCAACCCACGCATTAAAGTCATCAATCTCGCTTGATTGAAGCTCGTTATAAGCATCGTTCAGAGTTATAACTGAGTTGAAGATATTTTCCTCGTTCTCGTTTAAATAAAAAACAGTAACGGGTACATCTCCGAAGTAGTGTGGCTCGGTGTCAAGCTCAGTGAGCGCGCCGCCCATTCCAAGAGTTGTGTAGTGCCGTATTGTATTCTTGTCATAAACTTCTATTATGAAGGTATTATCGGTATCATCAATGGCGTTGAGCTTATACCAACGCACAAAGTAAAGAAGTTCGCAGTCAAGGGTATTGTCAAAAATCGCAAAGCAATTAAGCGGGCTTATTTGACTGTAACGAACTTGGGAATACTTGTCTATCCATTGGAGTTCATAAGCCACGCCATATACAAGTGCATTGGTTATCATTGACATATCTTGAGCGGCACTGTCGTTATAGTTAAGGGTGTCTTGTATGTCTGTTATATCTTCATTACTGGAATAGCTTACGGGTTTGCCGCAAATGTAGCCGCCGTAAGTATCTGCTATTATTTTACAGTAATTGGTAATTATATGGTTACATTCCTTTGAAGCGTCACTATACGACTTGTTAAGAATAGCGTGTTTGCCACGATAGTAGTTATCCCAAAGTTGAAGCTTCGGGCGCTCCGTAGTCATGAACCTATTAAGGATTTTTTGTAAGAGTTCCTTTGTGAGTTCAATATTCTTACTTAAAGTGAACATTTATCTTTTGCCTCCTTCTTAGTTATCATACTTTGCTAAAATGCGCTCAAGCTCTGCGCCATACTTTTTGCGTTGTCCCTTTGGAATGTATGAAGCAACGGCAAGTAAGTCTGCTTTTACTTCTGCGGCTTCAATTATCTTGGTTGTTGACTTCTCAACAATGGTGTTAACTTCATTAATTGTCATTGGCTACGCCTCCAATTTGTCTGAGCGCTTCTTCTAATTGTTCGGGCGTTGCTTCGTCCGTCTCTGTTTTCGGCTGCTCCGTCCATACTTGGATTATTTCGGTTTCTGTTTCTGCCCATGAGCTAATATAGCTTTTTCCATCAGAAGGGCTATCTGTTAGGATTATTGGCTTGTAGCCGTTGGCGAGATATATAGCAGCATTATTTGTGAAGATATAGGATTCTTCGGTTTTTAAAGGGTTTGGCGCTCCTCTGAGTTCGCCATCCACAAGTTTTCCGTATATCATTTAATCACCCCCAAGTAAAGCTACCGCTGCCTTTGTTGTAAAAAGGTTTTTGAGAAACAAAGTCAAACATACATGGCACACCGTTTACATCAAGACACGGCTTGAAATCGCGGATTTTTACGCCATCATCGTACATCGCGCATGAGTACAGTTTCATACGGGCATATCCATCGACAAATGGCGAATTGCGCACAAAAAGCCATAGATTTCGCGCATCTGCCGGAAATGTTGTTTGCGACGGATCGGCTTTTTTATACTGTATACCATCCATTTCTATCGTATATTGCCCATCTGCGTTGAAATAGTATATATGTCGTTTTGTATCGGCTTTTTTAAAATATCGCATTGTATCTAAATAGCCGCAAACAAACCATACTGCGCCATCAGGCGACCCCCAACTGGATACCATTAAAGGTGCCAGTTGATAATGTTCAGGTTGACTATACGCCTGTGCCAAGTTCTGATTGCTACGCGTATCGACAAAGCAGAAATCCGCTGACAGTCCTACACTCGCCGAAGATTTTACTCCGGTGTCAATGTACTGACTGCCCGACGTTTGTATATACTCCACTGCCGTATAGCCTTCGGGTAATTGCTCTGAATCTTCTAATACAGTTCTTCTTACCATCATGCGCCTTCACCAACCTTTTGTATGCTAACGACTTTATTAATAATTGTAATTTCCCAAGTTTCACCATTCTTTACTGTTGGTATCTTGCCTATGTATTGAACGGTTGTGGGAAAAGCAAGCTCAATATCTCCTTCATCCGCAAAAGTAACCCACACAGTACTGGCGGCAACCGTAGGTGTTGAGGGAGGGTTAATTGTTAGTTTATGAACCTGTTTTAAAATATAATAGCTGTTATCAACTAAGTTCAAAGTCGTTGAAGCATAGGAAGCGTAGTTATAAATTTTGGGCGCTAAGGCTATTTTATTGGTTCTTCCATTAATGTATAAGTCTGTTGAGGAAGTAGTATCTGTTGATAACTTATCAAGGGCGGCTTTATTGTAGTGCGTATGCGGCGTATAGGACAGTAAAAAATCAAGTGCTCCTTTTACCCCATTTTCTTGTTGAGTCGGAGTAAGTTTAGAGTGTATGTAGGCTATATCCTCCGCGCGCAAGGCAAGCTTAGAATCATCTACTTGTGGCATATCTGTTTTTGAAGGCTGCCAAGAGATTAGATTATTTTTAATAGAAGGCTTGTAATAGCCGCCATCTGCGCCATCTTTACCCTTTAAGAGAGCTTCGGAAAAAGAAAGAGAAGTGTTGTTCTTTTGAAATTCAATCATTCCTACGCCTCCTTAAACCACATAAATTCTTGCTTTAAAGTTTATATCTTCGCCATTGTGGGCTATTGTGTAGAAGTAACGGCGCGCTTTGTGAGTAGGAAAAGTAAACTTAAACTCCCATCTCTCCGCATCCGTATAGTAAGTCCCGCCTACTTCCTCTATAAGTGCGCCGCCTTCGTCAAAAATACGAAGCGCGCAACCATCCGTTATAGTCGTTCCATCATTTTCTCGTATCGTTGCGGTTATCGTTACATCTTCTCCATCAGATGTGCGAACCGCGTCATATAAGTATTCAATCACTTAACATCTTCCTCCTTCTACGTTTAAATACCAAGGCTTGCTTTGTTCACCGTCTTTAGCCTTGTATTTGTGTAAATATCGCTATACCCATATCTGCAAGCATCTATAGCGTGACTCCATTCATGGGTTGTGTTATCGGTGTATTCACCAGTTTGTTTTGATTTGATATAAGAGAAGTTCTCAAGTTCGGTTATAAAGTTCTTGCACTTTGGGCTTACCACAATAAGATTATCTTGAAGGAACATTAAACCCGCTTTAACGCTGCCCGCGCCCTTCTTACAAGATTCTGCGCGCAACCCCTCTTGTCGGAAATAGTCAATGCTGCGCGCTTCGGCAGAGTCAACAAAAACCTTTGTTTTAGCCAGTCCCATATCACGAATTGCGCCCGCCAGTTCTCCAAGTTGGCAACCGCTTTTATAAAATTCGCTAAAGACATAAATGGTTTTGTTCTCTCTGTCATAGAGAGTATCAATAATTGCGGACTTGTCTACAAAGCCGATATCCATGCCCGCGCGGCGCTCAAGTGTGCGCGCAAGCTCCATCTCGTTGAAGGCTTCTACTCGCCAGTTAGTGATTACTAAGCCTTCGCTATCAACTCCCCACTCACCCAAGCCGTAGACACGGTATTTAGATGGGTTGCGCGTTGCCATTTCTTCCAATGCTTTGTAGTTCTCCTTATCGAGGAAGGGATTATCTTTATAGGTTGAATGAGTATAAAGAAAGCTCTGCGGCGGGTTCTTCTCGCAGAAGTTATAAAGCCAATGGTTTTTGGAAATTGGATTGAACGCCATTATTATTTGCTTGTTTTCGACTACCCCGCGCAAACGTAGGTTCAACTGCTCAACTATGGCTTGCGGCACTTCAAAAGCTTCTTCAATGAACACACAACCAATATTGTTAAGAGAGAGAAGCTTGGTTTCTTCGTCAAGTCCAGTAAATATAATTTCGCTGCCATTTGGGAACTTTATGTTAAAGTCGGTTTCCCTTATTTTGACGTATTGGGTAAGCTTCCATTTTGAAAGAATATCTTTGAAAAGGGAAAAACAAGTGTTGCGAAGTGTTGCGGCGGTTCGGCGGCAGACAAGAACGCGGATTGGCTCGTTAAGACAACGCACAATTAGTTTTTGGGTTATGAAGTAGGATTTCGCGCTGCCGGCGCTTCCCATATATACTTCCCAACGATGGGAGTAGTCAAAAAGAAGCGGAAAGTATTTTGGTACAAAGAGAGACTTGGAAAGCTTGAGGGTTATTTTGTTGTGGTTCTTCTCGCTCATCTTTCCTGCCTCCTTACAATGCGCGCGAGCTTAATTTTATTCAATAATTTCTACTATGGTATCTGTTTTAACTTCCGCTTGGATTTTTTGAACGGGCGCATATCCGAGGCTGTCAAGTATGTACTTTGCTGCCTTAAAATCACCATCGCGCGCAAGCTGTTCAATAGTTGCTTGAGCCATTAGTTCATTATCTTTCCACTTCTCTTGCAGCCTCTTTGAAAGATATTCCTTGAACTTGGGTTGTTTGCGCCATGTAGAGTAAGTATTATTACTTAGCTTAAACTCTTTACAAAGCTCCTTAGCAGTTTTAAGTGGGTTAGCTATCATAAATTCAATAAAGTCCATTTGGCGAACGCTTAAAGGATTTTCTGCCATTTTTTCTACCTCCTTTTTATGTTAGAAAAAAGCGTAAGCTATTGCCTACGCTTTTATGCACTATGCGGCGTATTCGAGCACACCCAATAAGCCGCCTTCTTTCTCGATTAACGATAGGGGTAAGAGATAACAGTAAGTTATCTGTTCGGGATGGTTTATCTCTTTTGCGCGCCCGAATCGATATAAGCTCCGAAGCGTTTTAAAGTCGATGAAGTATATCTTTTGTTCACACTCAGAAACGATACAATAAACTTCATAGTCTGAGTACATATTGCCCTTTACTTTGGTGTTTTCTCGCTTATAGTAGACTGCTTCCTCGCAGAGTATATTATGGGTTTCCCCTATGCGCGAGTCGTTCTTAACTTCAATGTAGAAAAGTCTTCCATCTTGCGCGCGTGCCTCAATGTCTCCTTTGTGGTAGAATTGCGGCTCGTCTCCAACCGCGCGAAAAGTATATTGAGTTGTAGAGGAAGAAAGTAAGGAACAAACTAAGTGTTCAGCTTTCTTTGCCTCGTTTAAGTCATAGTAAAATGTTGATACCATTATCCTCCCTTCTTGTGTTAGTATTTCGTTGCGGGCATTAGCGGTATGAACTAATGCCCGCTATATGAAGGAAGCTATCGAGGGAATTTATAATGGCTTTCGTTCCCTTTCACTTCCAAGTAGAGTTTTGCGGCTTAGTGTATATTTTTTTCGTTCCAAAATTCGGATTTATAGAAATTTCCGAGAGCTTCGGCATTTTCGTTTAAGTTGTTTGCGGATTTATTAAGCTCGTCCACCTGCGCGCGGACTCCGTTCAGACTTTGGCGGCGCGCGGCGCAGCACTCTTGGATTGTGAGATAGTGGTTAGATATGAGCTTATCAACTTTTCGGGTTTGAATGTGCTTGATGAGTATAATTGCGGTTAAAGAGAGAACGAAAAGAGAAATAAGAGTTATTATTACTGACATAGTTAAAAACCTCCGTAAATGTGAGTTAGATTACAATGCGCGCCCCTTGTACGAACCATACCACATAACCCTCGCGCGCCTTGTGGGTTAGTGGGTAAGCAAATATTTAAATTTCAAGTATTTTGTTCACGATGTACTCTGCTTCTTCGTGGGAGAAGTCAAGAGTTTCGATATATTCAATGCGCTCCTGTGCGGACATTGCGCGGAAGTTCCAGCAGATAGCATCAAGCCACTTCTTTTCCTTTCGGATATATCCATCACAACCTACTTCGTCATAAAGATAAGAGAAGTCCTTTTTTTCTTTCTCCTTTTCTTTCTCCTTTTCCTTTTCATTATCATTTACATTATCATTATCATTTACATTATCATTATATTGCATTTGTTTGCACTCTTTTGCACTTTTTGCACTTTTTCCTTTCTCATTCTCTTTCTCATTTACATTGTTTTGCATTTGTTTGCACTCTTTTGCACTTTTTATAATAACGCTATAAAGGCTTGGAAATTCTGCCTTCATTATTCCTATTCTATACGCAACTGTTCTCAAGCTTACGCCTAAAGTGTCCGCAATGACTTGTTGCGTCACTCCATTTGAAAGCATATCCGCTATTTCTTTTAGTTGTAATTTTTCTATTCTTTTTTCTTCATCTGTCTTAACTTTATTACAATATGCTTTGTTACTTTTCTCTGCCGTGTATTCTCTATTTTTTAATAGGCGGCGTATCTCCTTGTTATCTGTTTCAAACTTGCCGCCGAGCCCTAAGATAGTAACTCCGAACATTAACTCAAGGGCTTTTTCGACTTCTCCATCTTCGTACAAGTCAATAGCGTTCTCGAAGTCTACTAAGTTTATAAGCGCGGTATCTTTTATTCGGTTTTCAATATCATATTTCATAACTTTGTCCTTCTGTCCTTTGTATTTTTAAAGAGAGGGTACGGGCGGACAGTTCCCTTAGAGAAAATAGCTACTTTTCCTTCGCCCTCTCGCTATTAAGTGGATTTTCTTTTAATTCGCTAAAGAAAATTCGTCAAAATTTGAAAAAATTTTGAAATTTAGGTTTCAGCAGTGAATAGGTAGTCATTCTTTCTGCTTTCGCTTTCAACAAGATACCCTGCTTTTATCAACTTATCTACTGCGGCATAGGCGCTTCCAGTAGATACTCTATAGGCTTCTGAGAACTCTTTTGGCATATAGTCAAACTCATATCCATTTGGCATGGAGCAAAGATAGATATAGAACTTAAAGGCTACTTCTCCGCTTATGTTGCGCGCGGCAGTAGTAAGTTTATCTATTGAGATATAAGAGTCGTCTTGTTGATTTGTTGCGTTCTGTTTAATAATGATGTGCGCCATTGTTGTTTCCTCCATTAGTTTTCTTTGGCATATGACGGCGGCAAGCGAGCCTTTAGAGAGCGCAGTGCCGTTTGTCTGTGGGGCTATGTAAATAGCCCCATAGACATTTATTTGCTTATCATTCTTATATTTTCTTATGTATTCCTTCACATACATCTTGTGGAAGTTTACATAATATCTTGTGGAAGTTTGCTTGTTCTTTTTCCTTCCACTATTATGTAGGCGTTTCTAACTTTCTCTTTATAAATCTCGTTCAAATTTTAGAAAAAATAAAAATTTCAATGCGTCTGCTTGATTTTCCCTGTACCTTGCGTTATACTTACATTGCGCGCAAGCTTAAAACGAAAGGAGAACGTACTAAAATGGATTACTCAACCATGACTATGGAGGACATCATCAAGTGGTGTCAAGAAAACAAGCAAGTAAAGTGGCTCAAAGAAGAAGCCAAAAAACAAATGCCTTATAAAGTCTATCCCCGTGTTAAGGTAACAGACGCAAGCGGAAAAACCGTTTCCAAGGCTGATAAGTCGAAGCCCTATACCGTTGAAATGCGCCCTATAACCTACATTCAAATTAAGCAGGATTTTGTGCGTAAGTTCATGCCCGAGCTTATCCCGCATAAGGATAAGAAGCCCTCTTTTTATGAGATAATCGAAAACCTGTAAAAATATTGTAAATTTTGCCCCTTGCGCGCGTTGTAAGTATTGGAGTATAGTTTTATGCCCGAAGGGTTAAAACGGCAATACAAGCCAATTTTCGCAAGATTTTGCGCTAAAAATGAAAAAGAACCTTCTAACCATAACGGCTAAAAGGTTCTTTTTTTCTTTTCTTTTTTCTTTTCTTCGGGCTACTCTGCGCGCAAGCTTATTTTTGCGGCTTTTTTCGTATTGTCTTTCCGCTCAAAACTTTCTGTTGAGAAAGCGCGCTATGTTCTTCTATCTTTGCTTTAACATCTTGTGCATAAAGATTGGCGTATCTCTGAGCCATCTTGAAATTTGACTGTCCCAATGCCTTTTGAAGGGAAACAACATCTCCGCCGTCAAGAATCCACATTTTAGCGAAGGTGTGGCGGAAAAGGTGAATTGAAGTCTTGCTCACTCCGCGCGAGTGATTATAGTGCGCAAGGCTTTTATAAAGCCCCTGCGCCGTTATCTTCTCGCCATACTGAGTGGCAAATAGGTAACTGTTTAAAAGTGGCATTCCGTTCTCGTCACTCCTATAGTCGGCTATATAGTTTCGTAAAACTCCCACTAAGCGAGAAGGCAACCCAAGGCGCGTTGTATGTTTGTTCTTCTGCACATTTATGTTTACATATCCACTTTCAAACTCTATATCTCCAACTTTCAAATTAATTATTGTTTGTAGTCTATTTCCAGTGCCAAGCAAATAATTAACTATTACCCAGTTTCTATTTTCTATATAATCATCAGTAGTGGGCGCGCGCAAGAGTGCTTTGATTTCTCTATCGTTATAAACCTCTTTAATTGGTGGTTCAACTTCTCTGATAATAATATTTCGCCTATCGATACACCCACAGTCCATAGCATAATACATAAATGCGCGGAAGTCGCGGAAGTAAGTAAGAACTGTTTGTTCACTAACTTCTCTAACTTCTGTTAAGTAGCGCCCAAAATGAAGCTGTAAATCTTCATTGTCGAGAACTAAAATTGGGAAAAGTTTTCCGTAAAATTCAAAAGGGTTTTTAGTACCTTGCGGGCAAGCCCCATAAATTTTATCAAACTCATCTGCACTATCACTGTACCAATAAGCAAGAAATTCGTTAAAAATGCGGAGTGATTGCTTATAATGTTTAATTGTGTATGAGCTATTGCGGCGCGCTTCTTGTTCTTGAATAAAAACATTTTCAAGTTTAAATAAAGGCTTAGTTTTATCGATAAGTTCCTTTTGCTTTCGGGGAATATTAAACTTCGGCGCAACTCTCTTTAAAAGTTCCATTGCGTTTTTTTCTGCGCGTGATTGTTCTTCATCTTCTTTTTCTTTCTCTTTTGGTAAGTCCGAAGGTAAAAAATCAACCTCAAAATTTGCAATTTCTTTGCCATCTTCAAAAACTTTTTTTGCCATTTTTCTTCTTCTTCCTTTCTTTCTTCCTTTTCAGACAAAAAAATGTAACGGATTTCGTGTGAAGTTTACACGATTGTGGGCGGCTGATAGTTAATACGATTTCCATTTTAAGGGGTTGATACGATTTTTTCTTTTTTCTTTGTTTTAATAACTTGAAAGAAAAAGAAAAGCCGAAAGCCCTTATGTATCAAGGGGTTCGGCTTTGGCGGAGAGCAAGGGATTCGAACCCTCGAAACGCTTTTGACGTTTACACGATTTCCAATCGTGCTCCTTCGACCAGCTCGGACAACTCTCCGTGTCTGCAATCAAATGCTCGTCTATTATATATGACTGCGCTTAAAAAATCAAGTCTTTTTTTAAAAATCCCAAACTTTTTATCTGCAATTTCTCGGCACTCGGAATATACGGGTTTTTGAGTGAAATCAATATAATGTATGTTTCAAAAGTTGCCTGTTTTTTTACTTTGCTGTATTGCACCCGGAGACAAGATATAATATAATAAATATGATTATATAAAGGGAATGAAGGGATATA